CGATGACCTTCAGGGCGATCGGTACCAGCAGGATCCTCGGCCCGATTCCCAACGGACGACCGTTGGGCTTGGTCTGCTGGCCAAAGAGGATCTCCGCGGCCGTCAGGCCGTCGACACTGAGGGCCGTGTCGGCTCCCTCCAGATAGTTCTTATGGCCGCTGGAAAAGAAGCCGCCCGGATTGGAGAGCAGCCGTCCCCAGACCGCATCGGCAATCGCCTCGGCGGCGCCCATCCCAATGGAACGGGGGATGTCGGCAAAGGCGCCCAGGTCGTCATTGATGATCATCTGGCGGGTGAGGGCGAACATGATCCCGTGAGTGTCGGCCTTCTGGCCGTACTGCATCTGTTCAAGCTTGCCGTGCTTGAGCTCCCCGTCGGCGCCGACCTGCTGAAACGTAAAGCTGCCGGTCATGCGGTAGCGGGTGTGCTCCTTGAAGTCGTTGACGCTGGCGATCTTGCAGATCCGACGCCAGGCGTCCTCGATGTAGTTGTATCCTTCCAGCAGCATCTTGTTGGCCACGTTCGACAGGATGCCCGGCAGCGAAGTCGTGCTGAAGGCCGCCTGCAGCCAGCCGGAGGCGTCCCGGCGAAACCGCGGGACGTTGCCGGCTCCGCAGATGCGTTCGCAATACTCCTGGATCCCAATGCCGCGCAGACGCTCGGCCGCCTCCAACAGGGGCGCCTCATACATCCCCCGCAGACGCGTTTCGTCCACGCCGGCGGCCATGAGGGCCACGGCTTCAAAAATCTTCGGATCGCTTGGGGGCCGCGACGCCTGTACGGCCGGGGCCTTGGGACGCGAGGATCGCAGGACTTCCAGTTCGCACTTGACCAGATCCCATCCCTCGGCGATGGCCTTTGCCTCGATGTCCGGGAACTTGTCGCTGCAGACCGTCCGGATGGCCTGAATGCGTTTGATCTCGTCGGCTGCCTTCTGGCGAATTTCCAAGACCGGATCGGCGGTTGCAGCGGCCTGGATCTTCTCCGCCGCCGCCGGTTCCGGGGCGAGCTGGGTGCGAAGGTCGACTGGTTCTTTTTCTGGCGTTTCATTTTTCATTGGATTTTCCTCGTCAAATTGGGCCGCTACTTGAGCGGTCGTGTGGGTATCTGCGCCGCTGTCTACAAAACTGATCTCTTTCAAGATCGATCTGCGGATGACATACAAAGGCCCCTCCAGCGTCCTGCCGTTGACCTGGATCGAGCGGCCGGCGGGGACAAACTCCGCCTCCAGGATGTCCGCCCCGATACTGGCCTGCCAGGGAAAGCCCCGCAAGCCGCTCTGGGCCACGTCCTGCGCCCAGCTCGTATCGCGACTGATCAAACCCTCGGCAACGAGTTGGCCGTTTTCAATGGCTACCCGATGGGTGTGACCGACGCCTTGTTTTGGATTGTGGTCCAGCCGGATGGGGATGTTCTGGCGGTCGATGGACAGTCCTTCCAGGTCCACCACGACCGGATGAGAGAACCCGGCGATCTTCATCGGCCCGCCGGTATAGGCCACCATCGAAAACTGCGGCACGGCCTTGTCCTCGCCGGACGCCTCGATCTGAAGGGAACAGTCAAAGCGAATCGTCTGCGGAAAGTTATTTTTCTTCATTGTCATCCTCTACAGGCAGGGGGGCGGGGTTTTCTGCCAGCCCCAGCCGGCTCATGAGATTCTTTTCCTTGGCTCGCTGCGTCAGCTCGCTCTCCCAGTCCTTGCCCTGACGGGCATACTCGGCCGCCAGCGTGGTGGTGTTGGACTGCAAACGAAGCGCCTGGGCGTGGGCCTCCTTGGCCGGATCGACATGCTCGGTCCCGTCAAAAAACCACTGGTGCGGCAGAGCGCCAATCGTCCGCAGGGCCGAAAGATCGCTGGCGAGCATCGCCTCATAGATCCAGGCGGCCAGGATCTTGTCCAAGACCGACAAGGCCAGGTCCGCCTGCTCGATTCGGATGCTCTTGTAGTATGTCTGATGGTCCAGACGCCCGGAGGCATAGTTGTAGCCCGATGAGTTGCACGCGGCGATGTTGTAGGGCAGATTCAGACAGCGGGCGATCTCGTTTAAGATCTCCCGCTTGAATTCCCCATAGGCGGTGGCGGGCTGCTCGGCCTTGATCTGGCCCAGCTTCCAGCCGTCCGGCAGAACCGTGGCCATGCGTTTTTCCAGCTCCACCACGTCCATCGGCTCTACCGAGGCCGCCTCGCCATGAGCCGGGGCGTCGGTATACAAAACCGCCGCAAAATCCGCGGCCGTCTCGGCGGCCCCTAAGACCGCCAGGGTATAACGCCGCAGCTGGGCAAACAGCGGCAGGGCGGGCGTGATCTCCGGAATCCCCCTGTGCTGGCCGGGCCGATCGCCGCGAAACCAGTGAATGACCGATTCTGCGTCGATCCTGTCAAACTCTTCCAAACCGGCCTGAAGATCGCCCGGATGGCTGCGAAGGATAGAATAGCGGGTCGGATTGCCATAGCCGTCCAGCTCGATGCCGTCAATGGCGCTCTGACCGGAGGTCTGAAATTGCGGACTGCACACCCGATCGGCCTCCACCAGAAAGACATCCAGCTTGACCGGGCCGGGCACAGCCTCATTGCCGGTCAGGACGGCAAAGGCCTCTCCATCGGTGGATTTGGCCATCCGCATCGTGCGCAGCTTGGCCGCCAGACCGATCCGCTGAGCCCACTGGCCAAAGGCCGCCTCGATCTTGCGATTGAAGGCATCCTCCTCGGTCAACACCTGCAGCCGAGGCCCTGTGCCGACACAGTCGTTGGCCAGCGTCAGGGTAATCCCCTTGGCATAGGAATTGTTCGCCACCTCGTACCTCGCCCGCTGACGCAGGGTCCTGCGGACCTCGCTGCTGGCGGCCGCATCGGCCGACAGGCCGTCGGCCATCGCCCAGTGGCGAAGGTTCTCGCGGGTGGTTTGCGCCGCATCGTACTTGGCCTGCAGCGACGCCGGAAAGGAACCCCCGGCAGATCTGGTTTTGCTCTTAAACGGCCACATCAGATCGTCCCGCCCGGAGAAATTTGCAGCAGCTTGATACCCAGACCCTTGGTCGCGGCGGCCTGCTTGGACTGGAGGTACTTATCGGCGGCAATCTGATCGGTCAGCGAATGCTGCTCGACCGAACCGCTGTCTCCGCTGGCCTTGCGAGGACCGGAGGCGTTCTCCTGAATCGTGTTTTTCAATTCAGACATTCGTATACATTTTCCGAGATGATTGTTTTTTGGAGCTGGTCAATCGCCTGCTGAATCTGCCGGGCTACACGTTTTCGATGAATTTGTTTGCGCCGTGCAATTTGGGTATCCGTCAGTCCCAGCCAAAATCGCATATAGAGGAGTTCAGCCAATTCATGACTAATCTGCTGCAAGAGAGACTGCACAAAATCGCGGCGTTCAAATCCCTTAATTCCTGCATCGGTGTACACTAGGTTGGGACAATCTTCTTCTACAGCATCGATATTCATGATTTCAATAGGATCACTATTATGGTTTCTAAATTCTCTGGGCAATGGATCACGTTGCCGCATTCCTTCTTTGATGGCATAATAAATTTTTCGATAGGCATAATTCTTGAAGCTTTTGTGATGACGAGAATCATAGAGTCGAAGAGCGTCCCACAATCCCAACATTGCATCCGCTTCCAGTTCCTCCAAAGTTGTCGGATGAACCTGCGGGCGATATTTTGACAAGACCTTGTCTACCAGATGCAGATTGCGTGAAAAGAGAAAATCAAGGGATTGATTCATTGAGACTCCTGGCTGAAGATAGTTACTTAGTGACGGGAAATAATCTATCCCTCCCTATATACATTCGGCAAAAAATCGAGGCCGTGGCACGTTGGAGAACAAAAAAATAAAAATATTATGTTTTTTTTCGTTGTAGATCTGAAAGTTTAATGCGACTGTTCTGTCGTTGCTGGCCAGCCTCGGTTCCAAACAGGACGGCGCCTTCCATGGAGGCCGCTGCCCCGCAGCCGACCAGGCAGTCCAGCCAGTGGTTATCCGGCCGGATGGCCTTGAGCTTCCACTCATCCACCACCCGATCCTGCGCCCGGGTCTGGATGCGGTACTCGGCCGTCAGGTGCTCGGCC